CCGCTAGTGCTGTAATCTCCCCATGCCATATTTGCAAGGCTTCCCCACCTTGCTGTAACATCTAAATTATTGTCTGGATTATAAAGATCACTAGGATCTAATAAAGCATCATTCCAATGATTTATTATTCCTGTATTTTGAGTTTCTAAATAATATTCAGCATCAAAATTACCAACTAAATCATATGTACCGCCATCTGTGTCTCCATTCCACATGGGTACACGTTCTGCTCCATAGTATGCACCATATGCATTCTTTGCTCCCGTGAGCATTGAATCATATGTTTCTTGTGTAATTAAAGGATCTAATCCTAAACCAGTTGCTTGTTCATTCAAACTAGTAGCAATATCTGCTAGATCTGCTCCCCAGTGGTCATAGATATGTGCTCTATTACTTGTGTAAGTACCTGTTGCACTATCTTTTGCCCAGTCAACTACTCCTTTATTCCAATTATTAAGAGCAGATGCTTGCGTATAAACTAAATCACCTAAAGCATTAGCACTATCTGCTAATTCTTGACGTTGGTCTGGAAGCGTATCATTCCATGTTTGAGCAGCTTTTTCTCGATAATCCGCTCCTTCCTTGGAAATTTTTTCTGCATAATCGCTAGCTGGAACCCAAACATTGTCATAGTTCCAACTTTCTAATTCTGCTTTTCTATTGTCAGGTGCGGCTTCATTTTCTTTTTTGTTACTTTTAAATTCGTTTTTATGATCTACTAATGAAGGAAGAATTTCATCAATGTTTTTAATTTCAAGACCTGCTTTACTTCTTGCTGCTTGTAAAGTATCTCTAATATCTGTATCTGGATTAACTGTTATTTGAATTCCTTTAATTCCTTCTTCTCCTTTAATGCCTGCATCTTCTTTTCTTTCTGCATAGCTTCCTGTAAATTTAGGTGGATCTGATGTATTGTCATAAGCTATCCAGTATTTCTGTTCTGTTTTTCTGTCGTCTGGAAATTTTTCTACTATTTCAGGTATCGTGTCTGGATCTGTTGCTAATGTCCATCTTCTAAAACCTTCATCTGTTACAGGATTAATATTTTCTGTCCATGATTCATATCTACCATCTGGATCATTTGTTATAAAATTAAATCCGCCGTTAGTGGCTGGATAGAGTTCTAACCAGTCGTTTGCAGTTCGGTTTGGAAAAACACTTTCGTAATCACTTTGTGTCCATGGATTATTGCTAGTTCCTCTTATGCCTTGTGCCGCAGGATCTATAGTTCCATAGCTTAATCCATTTTCGTTATATACAACCATTATGCATAGCCTAGATTATCTAGGAAAACTTCTGATATTACTTCTATTTTATCTCCTTCTGTCCACCTAATAATAGCTTCTAGTTTTGGTTCTGTAAAAAAACTTTGTTTTCTATACCATTCTTCCATATTTGTCGATGCTTTTAAATGATTACAAGAACGACATGCAGGAATTAAATTATTACAGTTAGAAGAACCTGAACGAAACTTAGGAATTATATGATCCAAAGATGTAGCTGGTGCACCACAATATCCACACTCATAATTCCAAGCTTCATATATACTTTGTCGAAATCTTTTTTTAGCGAGACGAGGAGTTAGTTCAATTAAAAGAGCGAGAGGTTCGTTCTCTGTCTTGAACATACTATTCGTAATGGCTGTTTATAGTCTAAATTTCCCAAATCTGTTCTCTGCTTAATATAAATTTACTGCCATTAAAAAAATGTGTAGTTGCTTGACAATACTTCTTGCAAACCTAACTTAAATCTGTAAGCACACAGCTTTAGCAATGACAGCTATTAGTAGTTCTTGGGTTCCACTTCATAAAGCAGAGCGTGTCCTTGAAGTTTCTCGTAAAGAGCTTCATTTGATGCGTGACAATGGCACCGCAAAACTTGGTCATCACTATGGTGCAGGACCTCTTACTAGGTCAAGAGATACGTACTACTGGAATATTCCTCGAATGAAAAAACTACTCACACAAGCGCAAGTCGCTTCTGCTGCTTGACTGGTGTGTAGTAAACCTTGCGGACCTTATGAGCCAAAAGGACTTTATCTATTGACAGTTTAATGCGTTCTTCATCTTGAATTGTTTTTAAGCTGCGGCAAAGACCACTCCAGCCTTTCTTTTTGGAAGGCTGCTTTTCTTTTAATTGGAAAATAAACACCCACTGAGGATGAACAGGTTGAATTGATCGTTTTTTATTTGGAATGTTGATTGAATAGTCGTCGTTCCAAGTGAATCCTTTTAATTCTTGTGGAGTTTTTCCATAGGTTGCGACCATGGCCATGAGCCAGCCTTCGTCGCTGTATTTGGTTGTACCTGTGAGGCCAAAAATTTCGTCAACGATGCGAGCATCGGACGGGAGATGCATGTGCAACATGGCTACGGTCTGATGTTGAATAAACTATAGACACTGATCTGTCTTTTTAACGTGATTTTAATGCTCAGATTAGATTAACTTATGGTAAATCTAATACAACTATTATACAGCTTATTAAAAATTCTCAACAAGACCTTCGCTAGTAGGGCTTTCACCTGAGCCTGGTAGGTATTCTTGCCCATTTTTATCAATCATAATAAAATTTTGTAGCTGCACAAATTGTGCTGGAAAGTTAAATAGTTTTTGTGTTAATGAAACCATTACTGGTGATTCGACATTAAATGGAGGTACATCCATATGACTCATTCCATAATATGTAAAATTCTCAAATGCTTTTTCTTGTGATTTAGCTGTTTTTTCTACAAGATTGTCTTCCCAAGTTACTAGATCTTCTGCTGTTGCAAATGGATAATCTGAAGGTTCAATAGGAAATTCATTACGCATAAAACGTAAGGCTTGAATATGTTTACAGAAACGATATTGATTTAATGTAAATGTCCAATCGTCATTAATTTCTAAAATAACTTCACCGCTTTCTTTGTAGTCTTTATAACTAGGCATACCTTCTGCAATGCCGCTTGTAAATTCTTCGTTGTTTCCAAATCCTCTGACATAAATATTACCGAAGTCTGCAAATATACCTGGAAAATCTCGATATAAATTTTCTGGTAATCGAATATCTTTTGTTACTTGTCCAGAAGTAATTTCTTCTAGCTCAAATCCACTAGGAGCTACTAATTCAAAAAGATTATTTTCAACAAAATATTTTGTCCATTCAATTTGTGCAGATTGCGTTAATTTATCAAAGTTTTTTAATTGTTCATAACGACCAGGTGTTGTTGCTCCAGGCGCTGTCACTGGGAAATTACGTCCTCGTCGTTGACCTAATGTAGAAATATAAGCGTAATCTCTTCTTGTAAAATCTTGACAACTACAACAATATCTTCTACCAGTTTGTAAAAATCTATTTGGATGTGGAGCAATTCTTGAAGGTGTAATTTGAACACCATCAATAGTACTTTGGACTGAACCTCGTTTTTCAAATTGAAGAATGCCTTGATACTCATCAATGCCTGTTAAAACTGCTTGCACAAAACCAAAGCGTTTATTAGTAGCTGGGTCTCTTGTATCACCATCAATTGCTATTCCCGATACATCAATAATTTTATCTTCTAGTATGTCTCCGACAATGGGTTTAGCTGTATCGCCTCCTGAAAATGTAATTAATAAAGGAGAAGGTACTTGCTCGCCACTTGCTGTACTAAATGTTCCTGATAATTGTACATACCAATAATGTTGGTTGTCTTGTATTACACCTGAAAATAAAGTTTGCGGATGAGCTTCGCCTGAAACTGCTAAACGAATTCCACTAACGTCTGTTAAATTATCAAATCTTAAATTTCCTGGTTCAATAATGCCCGTCCAGTGCATTCCTAATTCTTTGTTTGGAGTTGGAAAACCTTTAAATGTACCTGACATAACAGGAGATCTACCACCTATTTCATTGATTGCTCCTGATGTTTGTGGAATTAAATATTTAAAATCATACGCATATGCAGCATGTGCAATATCAGATGTTGCTAATTCCCATCCTCGTCTCCACCTTAACCAAGCTGCTTGTTGATCAACATTATAAATTGACAGCGGAACAGATCTACCGAATTCAGCTTTAATAGGTCTAACTTCATAGTTAGATCCACTATCAAATTTAAATCTATCAAAACCAGTATTTACTTTAGGGTTTTTGTTGCCAAAACTTCCAAACCCTTTATTGGCCATTACAAATAACCACCTTGTGCAATAGCATGTGCACCTGGAATATAGCCAGAGGGTGTGTTATAAACACCATTTTGAAGAACACCTAAATACAAACGATCTCCTCGTTGTAAATAAACAGCACGATTTTTTAAAGGTGTTGCTTCTCCAAGCCCTGTAATATTACCTGCTTCTGGTACAGGTACAATCATTTCAGGCATTACGTCAGAACAATCTACAAATGTTTCATTGGCTGGAATTGTTTTAGCAAATAAAATTCCATAGTCTCCATTGGCTGGAATAGGAACAGTTGTTTGACGTGTGTGATAACAAACAAAAGTTACAGCTGGAAGAGCAGAACTAGCTGCACTTGAATAAGCAAAACCACTTGTAGTTTGCGATGCAATTCCACTATATTTAATTTCAGTATTTAATCCTTCAATATCTGGAGTACCTGTAAACGTATAGTAACCAACTCCTCTTTCTGCAGCTGTACTTGTTAAACCTGTTTCTGAAATATAAACAGTTTGACCACTAGTAAGACTAATATATTCTCCAGTAGTAGTTGTATTGATTACATAATCTGCCGTTTGGGCTAATCCAAAATTATCTCGCACAATAGTAATACTATCTACAATTCCACCACTATTGTTGTCACTACTTAACGTAGCATCCATATCAACTAATAATGCCGGATTTTGTCCGCCAAGAACATTTAGATTACCTGCACTACCTACAACTTGATTTGTAATGCGAGTCCTTTCTATTAAAGGACGATCTACAAACATAGGTTGCTTGTTTGTATTTGTAGTTGCCATGAGTTACTCCTGATTGATCTATTTTAATACAGCTTTTAATCAAAGCCACCAAAAAATTCAATTGCTTTTTTTGCACTTATAGGCGCATTACTTTGTTGCATTACTTGTTGATTTAATTTTTCTTGTTCAGAATTAAGTGTTAATATTTGATTTCTTAAAAATTCCATCATAAATTTTTTTGGACTATAACCAGGAGTTTTTGGATCTTCTTGTACTCCACTTGTATTTTGTGTTGTTGCTGCCGCTGTTTGTGTAGGCGTTTGATCGTATGTAGGGTTAGGCCCTAATACTTCTTGTGCCCTTGTATAATTTTGTCCTCCTTTCATTAAACTTTCTAAAGCACCAGAAACTGTTGTGCCAAATGAATCTGCTTTATTCATATTGGCATTAGGATTGCCTCCAAGAATTGTGTTATATAAACGATCAACTCCCATTCCTGATTTATATCCACGGCCAAGTAACCATTTTTCAACATGCGGCATTTGTTCTGCAATAGTATAGTTACCAATTTTCTTAGGATCTAAACCTGCTTCACCACGTTCGTAATCACCAAATTGAATAACACCATAATATTTGCCTTTGTCACCACCCCAAACATTAGGATTAAATGTTGATTCTTTATTTAAAACAGCTCCTAATTCATAGGGGTCCATTCCTAAACGATTAGCAGTATCAAAAATAGCCTTTCGATCTATATCTGTAACTTGATAATTCATCGCGCTACTCTTCCAGATAATTGCATTTGCAAGAATTTATTAGGATCTAAAACAGGGCTGCTTCCTGAATAAATACCAAGTAATGACTGATCAATTTGAGAAGGTTCAATTTCTCGTAAAGCTTCATTTTCATCTTTAGCTGTCATAGATCCTGGTAATGTATTATCCGTTGGATACATTGCACTACTTTCAAATTTTTGACGATGAATTGCTAAACCAAGATCTCTAACTTTATCCATTTGTGTTTTGTCTTGACCCTGAGCAGCACGGCGAGCTTGTTCATAAATCTGCATTGGATCAGCTTGCAGAATTTGCTCAGCATTAGGCGGTAAAACTGTATTAGCTGGATTGGCATTAGGCATTGTGCTAGTACCATTTCCATACGTTGCACCTATATTGCCAGCTTGATCACCAGGAGCATAAGGTCTAGCAGGGCTACCAGGTGTTACTGGAATCGGTGTACTAGGTATGACATTGGGTGCATTAGGAGGTGATCCTGGCACAGGAGTTTCAACAGAAGGCTTTAATGCTTGTGCTTTTGCTACTTCTCTGCGAATAGCATCCATGTCAAGATCTGCGCCTTGATCTGGACGATCATCTTGTGTACCAGGTCTGGGACGTGATTCCGGTGTACGTCTGCCTGACATCATGTCAGATGCACTAGGTGCAGCATTTTTATTTGATTTAAATTCTGTTTTTTTTGCTCCAGCAAGTTTAGGCATTGGTCCTAATCTACTCATATTTGCATCCCCAGGATTTTGAATATTTTCTTTTAACATGTCATATAAACCAGTACCTAGGTTATAACCTCCATAAGCACCTGCAGCTCCTGTAAAAAATGCACCTGGACCTGTTATTAGTCCACCTAAAGTTCCTGCAGTCGTTCCTCCTATACCTCCTAAAGCACCGAAAGTAGCACGACCTATAGCGTCAAGTGGATCTCTTCCTTGTTGAACTTGATCATAAGCATCTAATGCGCCACCTGCAACATTCAATAGTGGACCTGCTTTTAAAACATTTTTTGCGCCTCTTAAAAAACCTCCCCCTCCTTTTGACATATTAGCCATTGTCTGTACACCGCCTGGGATAGCAGGTCCTTGAACATTATATAAACCTCCTGGAATAACTTGTTTAGGTACAGCTCTTGCTCCACGGGGGTAATTTAAATCAAAACTACGTGGTGAGCTCGGTACATTAGGCGCTCTCAATGCACCACTAGCAGCTTGTCCACCTCTTGGTAAAGCTACATCATCAAGTCGTGCAGCCGCGTTGAGATTACGTTGTACTTGATTTCGAGCTACTTCTTTAGCAGCACCTGGAGCCATTCTAGATATATCATCTACCTGGCCAAGTACACCAACAGGTGCATTTTGTATGCCTACTCCTCGAAATTGACCTGGTAAAGCTCTTTGCAATACATCATCAACTTGATTTGCAAAACCTTTATAGGTACTTGGATCAGTAATAGTATCAATTGCTGTTTTAATTACTGGCGTACGACGGCCAAATTTTATAAATCTATCTAGATTGTTTCCAACAAGAGAAGTAGCCATGATTATCTATAAATGCGATGGAGGATAATATTGCTGCCAACTGTTGTGTCAGCTGGACCAGGCAGTGCCTGAATAAATTCAGCACCTGATCGCTCATAACGATAGCGTGCCTGCATTTCATCTTTATAGTTTGGAACATATAGTATTTGTGCAAGACGATTTGTCTCATACAAATAAACATCATTCCAAAGACGTAAAGCGTCTCGGACATTACTTGATCGAATAGTACGATCAACGTCACCAAGAATGCCTTCTACTCGTGTGCTTGGAGGAGTAAAATTAGGATCGTTAGACGCTAATTGTGTTTTCTTTTCCGATGCATCACAACGGTCAATTTGTATCACAATTTTGTCGTGAAACAATGTATCCGGAACTGAATTCATTGCTTCTTCTAAGCGAGCATAATCACCTGCTGGAACACTAGTTACGTAGTAACCCAGATGATATCTAACCCTGCTTTGATCAAAAGGCGATAATTGCACTGCACACCAGGCTTATCCATTTATTCTAAACTGTGTCAATAAAAAAGACCCGAAGGTCTTAGACACGAACAAGATCTGCAGCAAATACAGAATCCCAATCAACCCTTTTAATTTGTCGTAATTGCTCCAAACTATGAAACCGTTCTCCAGAAAGTGAAGTTTGAAGGTCTTTAATATCTTTTGCTGTCTTCATTCCAATCCCTTTAATGTGATCGGAAATCATACGTGCAGTTGCTGCATTAATATTTAAACGCGTATCAGTTGGAAAGGTTCTAGGTTCTTCTCCAGAGGCTGCATCTTTAACTTGCAGACTTTTAACTTTAGTCGTTGCTTGTGTATCTTTTTCAATTTCTGTGTGATACACAGTAAAAATGCGACCGTCCTGGTCTTCAACCATGAACCAATCGCCATCATCCCATTGAGTAACAACTTTTACTCTTGTACCAGTCTTTTTGTGCTGATATAACATCGGGGCCAGTAATAGTTAACTGACCCCATATTACCCTAAATATCAATAACCAGGGTAGTTAGATGCAATCTTATAAGGAATGTACTGCTCAATATCGTCGTACTCCATAGCAACATCTGGTTGGATGTAGCAAAGTTCAACGAGAATGTAACCAGTATTACCAGCTGCTTTGTCAGCATCAGTAATAGCCCAACCACCGTTAGTGGCAGTAGAGTTAGTGGCAGTTTTAGAATAAACCCGATAAGTGTTGTTAGCGGTTAATTCCTTGTACTGAACACCAGAAGCAAGTGGAGATAATCCATAGCCTGCAGAACCAGCTGCAATGCTGTTGCTTGATGCTGTTAAGTTAGCTGCGTCAACCTGACCAGAGTGTGTGGTAGGTGCAGTTGCTGAACCAGGGCCAAAACCAATGACTTGAGCTGAGCCAGAAGTAAGCAGGCTTCCTGCAATACGACCATCGCCCCAACCTTGTGCAACTGAAATAGTTGCACGATAAGCATAAGCAGGAAGGTCAGCAGAAGCAGCAACTGTCATGCCAGTAATGTTGACACGCGTATCATCATTCTTATAAGGAGAAGGAATGATTACGTTGGCTGTTGTTACATAGCCATCACCGGATGCATTGGTTACAGGGACATAACCACGCTGTTGGAAGTAACGGTATCCAGGGGTAGCCAGAACAGATGTCGGACCAGCAATAGAAGCGTTATTAGAAGTTCCACCCCGCGTATCAATGTTCTGATACCACCCATTGAGTGGCTCAGACATATCAGCCGGGTAAATTTTCTTAGCAGATAAATATGCCATTTACTTAGAAATGTATAAGTGGACGTTAATTAAATCAAACAACACCGTCATCAGAGATGAAGCTGAAAGCATTCGTAATGAAGTCTTTGTTCAGAACTTCAAAACCAGCATACAGCTGCCAAATTAGAATAATAAAGCGCGAGAAATCGTCGTTGTTGTTAATCAGAACTTGTGCGTTCGGACCGCCGATTCCAATACCAATAGCCTGAGGACCAAAGAAGAAACCTTGAGCTACTTCTTCATCAGCAAAGGTATTAGCACCATCGGAAGCAAACGTAGCACTAACAGTCTTGTTAGGGAAGTTAGTGGACTCGAAGAATTTAACACCTTCGAATTGAACACCAGTAGGCATTACAGGCTCACCAGCAAGGAAATAACCCTGACCAGCTTGAGGACCCATGTAGAAACTGGAGTTGTTAGGCATCATGGGGTTAGCCATATACATGCCTTGACCGGGATTGCCGCTATAACGAGCAATCTCACGGAAGTCTTCGTCACGACGCAAATGCATCATGAAGACAGGATCACAAATACAACGATACAAACCATCAGCGAAGGTAGGAACGTTGCGCTTGCGTAAATCTTTAACAACTTCTAAGAGGTCAGTACGAACAGAGAACTGTTGAACTTGACCGGTGTACTCAGCAGCTGTATAAGAAACACGGCTTTGTGCATCCTTTTCTTTGTCACCAGCAAAGTAGTAACCACCTTGTGTAGTACCTGCTTTACCTTGTGCTTCTGCTTTAGCCAGTTCGTCAATGAAGACGCGATCACGCCAACGGCGATAATCATCTAACAGCGTAAGGCTGCCGATGGACTGGTGGAACATGTTCAGGTTGCCAGTATCAAGCAGCAAGCGCTGAGCTGTGATTAAAGTTTCCCGAGCAATTTTAAAAGTAGAAGGCTGGGTAGGATCAGCCGGATCTGCAGGACCAGTATATTCCTTAAGCACCACCAGGACTTTTTCCTTGGTGATGTTACGGCTGTTTGCAGTACCAATTGTTTGATCTGAGATACGCTCACGGCTATCTTTTGTGCCGGGAGATCCCCAGAACTTGTAGCGATCAAGCTGTACAGTTTGACCAGGCTGAGAGGTGAAGTCATGTACGACTACAGGCTCAACAGCCATTTCACAAATATATGCAGGATGCGGACGGTAAAGTTCCGCTCCTAAAATCTTAGGAAAATCATTATCAAGGAACATCTTCTATCCTCTTTTTAAAGGTAATAAGGGTTTCTGGAGATTCGGTCTAAGCCTATCTACTATAAATTTTAGCAGTGACTTACTTATCCATACATTGGAGGCATTCCTCCCATGGAATAACGTGCTCCCATTGTGTTACTAGAGCCTGGATTTTCTGGATCAATACCCATTAAATTTGCTGCCCCGCCACCAAATTGTCCACCAAATCCTCCTGCTGCTGTAAGTGCTGCTGCTGAAAGTGCACCTGAACCATAAGGTGCTGCATCTACAGCGCCTTTTCCAATATTTAAGAATTTGACTCTTTCAGCGTCATCCATGGGTACATTATTTAATACATCAGCCATTGCTGGTCCAACAGCATTGCCTACATTTTGTTTAGACAATGTTTGACGCAAAGCTGGAAGTTGAGGACCAGCCACAGCTCCTAAACCAGCTGCACCTAATGTTTCCAGTAAAATGCGATCAGTTGGTTTATCAGACCCAACATTGCCTAAAGCAGAAAGGCCAGCGGCAGCAGCGCCGCCAGCCACAGCAGAACCTACAGGACTATTTGCAATAGCACGTAAACGTTGCATTTGAGGATCAAATTTTCCTGCAAGCATGGGATCATTCCATTACGAATAGTTTGTTAGCCATAACACGAGGATCGGCTTGGTTCACAATGCGCCAAGCTTGCGTCGGGTCATAATCCATTTGCTGTTTAAAGGCACCCCAGAAATCTTGGGGCTGTTGAGGAGCTTCCTGTTGCGGAGGCGCAGGAAGACCAGGCATTTGTGCAGCTGCTGGTGCGGTGGGATAACCACGAGTTTCTAATTCCTGCTCAGACTCATACACAGGGTATGGACCGCGAGGACCAAAGAACTCCAAGGTGTAATCAGACAAAACATCAGGATTCGTCAGAATCTCGTTGTATGCCAGATTTTCTTTGTGCTCATTAACAGAGAAGGCTGCATAGCCCATCAATGTGTCAGTTGCCTTTTCTCCCCATGCGACGGCGCTGTCCAGCATCCCTTCCAGGTTTAGGGCGTACTGATTCAGAATCGCTGGAGCTTCTGTCCCGTAGTTCGCTACTACCATCCTGCTTTCCGGACTCCACCCCAGAACCTGGGCCACGTCCTCCAAGGAGCTGACCGAGTAAGTTTGGGAAGAGTTGGGCGAGGATGTCTGGCTTGCTTGCCAGGTCGGCGCTGCCGATGGTACCGAGGTCTGTTGGTACTGCGGAGGAGCCTGTGACTCCCAGTTGCCCTGGGTATACGGACTCGCTGCCGGAGCCTGGACCGGTGATGGCGCTGCCTGGGATGGGGAGGTTTGTTGGCCCAAAAGACCCACTACTTGGCTGAACGCCGACTCCCATGGATTGGCTTGTGGTGCTGCCGGGGAAGGGGGGACGAATGCTGACGGGGCGGATTGGTAATTGGGGGCTGCCTGAGGTGCCGCCTGGGGCACCCCCTGGGGGTAAGCTACTCCGGCCTGGCTCGCCTGGACCGGGGTTGTTGGCTGAGGGGCTGCTGCCACGTAGCTGCTTGGGGCCACGGATGGTTGGCTCATCTGTGGGATCGATTGGACGGTAGCGTCCTGCATAACTCATCTCCTTTTGTAATGCTTCTAGAGTTCGATACAGATAGGGAGTGAGGTCCAAGCGTGGATCTGCAGCCATTGGCAGATCGGGAGCTTGTGGATGTGGGGTCTGCATCATTCCCGCAACCAAACTAGAGAACTTGTTATAAGCACCCTGTAATTCACCGACCATTCTGAAGGGAAAGCCAGAAAGCATTTCCGCTCTTTCTTCATCTGTTTTAGATGGAAAAAGATACTTCAATGCTTCTATACTATCAACTCCAAGCTCTTGTAAGTTTCTAACAACAATTGAATTATTTAAAATGTCTTGAGTTGATTCTTCATACACAGGACCTAACCAACGCCAATTCATAGTTACATCTCCATCAGGTATTAATCCTTTAACACCAGGAGGTACCATTTGAGCTTTAATTAAAGCCTGCATGATTTGTTTCATTTGACCTTCAAACTGTTTTAAAGCTTGTTGGTAACCCGCTTTTTCTTCTATTGAAGCTTCTTCTGTTGGAGTAATTGGTTTTTCAATACCTGCTACAGCAGCAAGAGTATCTTTGAACATCGTTTCTTCCATGAAGATAATGAGTTCTAAGCATCTGCAAATTCCATGTTCGTAAACTGCATTCGCTTTCTTTTTGCTGGTGGCCGCCACACGACCAAACAAACTTTTATATTCGGTAGCAGTAACACCTGCACTGATTGAAAGTTCATCTACTCCTCCTAAAGCTGTGCGAATTTCTTCTCTAAATTGTCTAACAAAAGCATTCTGATCACCAGAAATTGCATCAGGAACAATATAGCCAACACGATCATTTGGTTCAAGGTTTGCAATGACTCTTGGTACACGAATACTTCCATCTACACTGCTACGTGAAATAGGATCTTGTTTAAACGTAGAAGATGATAAAGATGACATACTCTGGAAACCAGAATTAGCTGCAATAGAAGGACGTTGTGCAGCACCATCATTACCGCTTTCAATTAAATCTGTTTTAGGTCTAGAAGATAAGAGCGTTGGATTACCAAAGAACTGTAAGTTTTTACGCATTGTGCGCACTAACTCATCATGCAAACAAATCTGACTTGCAAACTGATCAAACTCTCCATTGCCTTCCATGGAGAATCCTTTAGGGTTATTAAAAATTTCAACACAAGGAATATAGCCTAATTCATTTGGAAATTTATTAGTTTTCCCTGGCATGGTGGTGCCAATATTTTCAAACGACATTTCACCATCAGAATGAGTTTCTTCAATTTCTAATGGCCTGATTGAAAGACGAATATATTTTTTACGGCCAGGTGTTTCTCTCGGCCCATGTGTATTTCCACCTGTTAGTTGGCCCATTTCGATGCCACCTAAACCAACATCTGCCATTCCAGCAGAAGCATTTTGTTTTACTTTATAACTATAAATAATAACAACTTCTTCTAGCTCACCATCTACGTTGTAGTAACTACGATATTCATAGTTACGGAAATAATAAAGACGATAGTTATTTTCAGTAGGTCGAATATAAAACAATCCTTTACCATCACATAAAAAATAATCCCAAATACTATCTAATCGAATATCAAGTTTATTATATTTAGCAACTTTTTTTATAAAGTCACCACGTTGTTGACCAAAGTTATCCTGTGAGGGAAAAAATTCAACACCCTGACGAATGCCAAATAATTTCATTTGAGCAATGTGAGAAGACACAATGCCACTATCTACTTGTGCATCACCATTGCGTTCGATATAAGCGTCAATAATTTCTTTCAGGCGATTATTCGTGTCTGACACTACTTCTTACCCTTTTGTTTATACATCCTAGCAGCCTTGCCAGCCTTCTTAGCTTTATCAGTATTTGCTACAAACTGTTTTCCTTGTTTAGAAGCAGTTTGTTTTTTAGCATCAGTTTTGTCTCGTTCTTCTGGAGACAACTTAGCCCATGCTTTTTTAGG